TGCTTCCCATGCGGCTTGCGCTATTTGAAATTCATCCGATACATAATCTTCCGTGAAGTAAAGACCTTGTTCCTTTGCGTATTCTTCAAATGTCATCACTCACCTCACCTCTAATGCTGCCCATGAGTAAGGGAACTCAGGTTCAATGGCTTCCTTAAGTAACTCAGCAAACACCTTAGCTTCCTCCTGTGCACCTTCTCCTGATCGTAACGCATACACATGATAGAATGCAAGCAGGTTACCAGACCAGATGAAGTTAACCATCATGCTCTGAGGCAACACCATCCGTGCCATCTCTGGCGCAATGTTGTCACGAAGCATGTCACGATACAGGTCAATGCTATTCTCTACATGATCTTCATAAAAGCGTTGCCACCGTGGACTGAATGGATGTCCGCTTCCTGATCCCTGTTTAATCCCATCCTCTGGGCGTTTGCGCCACCTGTCAGGGTAGTAGAAGTCCGGAAGTGTGTCCACATACCTTCGACTCTCTTCGTTCCATGTCAGCCCAGCCTGATGCTTCATTAGCTGTCTAGCGAGGAATAGAGGTACACTGCAACGAAGCTGTATAAAATTATGGCGGAAAGGCGTATCATGTCTGTGCTTAGCCAAGTACTCAATGAGTCTAACATCTCTGCCCTCCATATCTGTAGTTGATTTGTTAAAGCTAACTCGTGCAGAGTTGACGACACTAAGGTCGCCCCCTGCTGAATCAATTAATTCTACTTTCATATCTCACCCATGACACGACAAACATTCATCTGCATCTTTCAATGCAACACGTTCTACTTTCTCTGACAGCTTATCACCACTCACACCTGCATTGGTGCGTAGGTAGTACAGTCCTTTAAGCTCTTTCTTGTAAGCTCGTAAGTGTACAGCATTGACATAACTCTTATCACTGCCTGAAGGGAAGAACAAGTTAACACTCTGCCCTTGGCATATGAATGGTTGACGATCTGCTGCATGATCTACTACCCAACGCTGATCAATCTCAAACGCTGTCTTGAATGTATCTTTCTCCCAATCATCTAGAAAGTCCAAGTGCTGTACTGACCCTTCATTAGTAATGATGGACTTCCATACTGCTTCGTTGTTACGTCCTCGCTGTTCAAGCACTCGCTCAAGGTATTTGTTCTTGACGAGGTGTGCACCAGCTCTTGTCCTGTGTGTATAAGCGTTTGACTTGATAGGTTCAATAGACGCTGAACATCCACAAATAATAGAGCTATTTGCATTAGGAGCAATAGCAAGGAGATGAGCATTACGTTCACCAGTACCTTGCAAGTCAGGTGCTTCTCCAAACTCTTTAGCCAGTTCACGTGTTGCCTCCTTTGCTTCTGTGTAGATGCGCTTGAAGATGTTCATGTTCATGCCCTTCGCCATAGGACTATCCCAAGGAATCATCTTAGACTGGAGCAGACCATGCCAACCCATAGCACCAAGACCAATAGAACGTTCCTGCTGTGCAGAGTAACGTGCTTTACTAATCTCATCTGGTGCATGCTCAATGAACACATCCAGTACATTATCCAACAGACGTATCAGATCCTTGATCATGCCTGTATCTTTCCAGCTATCCCACTTCTCTAGGTTCACTGATGATAGGCAACATACTGCTGTACGTTCTTCGTCTGTTGCAAGATGGATTTCATTGCAAAGGTTACTGCCTCTAATTGTGAGTCCAAGCTCCTGCTGTCGTGGATTAAGTCCTCTGTTTGCCGTGTCGATAAAGTTGATATAAGGTGATCCAGTTCTGAAACGGCTTTCAAGTAGTCTCTGCCAAAGCTCTCTAGCTGACACACTTTCAACTTCAAGTCCCGTATGTTTGTCGATGAGTGACCATTGTTTTCCATGCTCAACTGCCTCCATAAATTTATCTGTTACGTTAACAGCATTGAATAAGTTAAAGCACTTACGGTTACTATCACCACCTGTAGGTACTTTGATGTTCATGAACTCAATGATGTCAGGATGATCACAGTCTAGGTATGCAGCGTAGCTACCCTTACGTGTCTTGCCCTGCTTGTATGCAGTCATCTGACTATCCACTACCTTCATGAAGGGTACAGGACCAGGAGATTTATCGGACACGCTACGGACATCTGACCAATGACCACCAACACCACCACCTTTAACGGACAGCCATGCTACCTCTGCGTTATGATCAATCAACCCTTGTAGGGAATCAGGAACATACGCAAGGAAACAAGATATGGGTAGTCCCTTCGGTGCTTCGCCCTGTGGTGCCGCATTAGATAGGACGGGACTAGCGAACATGAACCACCCCTTGGAAGCGTAATCATATATACGCTGGGCAAAGTCTTGATCGCCCTTAGAATAAGCCACTGCTGCCCGTGCATACGCTTCTTGTGGGTCTTCACCTTTGAGGCAGTAGTAGTCCTTGAGTAGACTCTTTGCCTGTTCTGATAAGTATTCATTGCGATTGTAATCCAGCTTAACCATATACGTAATCTCTCAGCTCTTCGTACCCGCCAATGTGATGTCCATCTACTAGTATCTGAGGGACTGTCTTGAAGTTACCAATCTTCTCCACTAGTTCTTCATACTTATCCATGTACAAATCAATGGGAGTGTAGATGTAGGATAGTTCTTTTTGTGCACACAATGTACGTGCATCACTGCAGTACTGGCAGTTCTCTGTTCCAAAGATTTCAATCATGCTGCATCATCCTTAACGAATACACCATCAACCATCTTCCCTGTACGCTGAGCAATGACACTGTATGCATTACGCAACGCTTCCTGTGCATCCATACCCAGAAGATCTGCTAGGATAATCAGGACAACCTGCATATCACCGATAGCATCTTCAATCTCTGCACGATCATTCATGCTCAGTGCGGCTTTGAGTTCATCAAACTCCTCTTGCAGTTTCTCCATCTGTCCTTCAACAGTACCATTAGTCAGAATACCACGATCATCTGCCCAACCTAGAATCAAATCATTCAGCATCTTTAATCTCATCCTTATAAAGTATTTCATCGTCACAGAACACATCATCTAACTCAAGATCTTCCTCAAGATACTCACGTTTAGCTTCGATGTAGTCAGTGAATCTATAAACAATTGCTTCGCTGTTAATGTCGAGGAGTTCTAACAACATAGTCTCCTCAACTTCAGCCAGTCTGTTACACAGTTCTTGGAATGTCATGATGCATGTTGTATCAGTTTCAAGAGATAGTGGTTAGCTTTCTCCAGATCCTGAACACCTCCCTTATCTTGCCACCGACTCATGTACTTTAGCACATTGCCCCATAGGTAACCAGTGAACTCAGCTTCTGACATAACGGCTTCCATGTATGTCCAAGGCTGTATCTCTTTGGATTGATAATGACTACCACCAACCTGCATGTCTTGTGGTTCAATAAACTGCTCAGCTTCTTTCATCTGTCTGTCTATCTCAGAGAACTTACCCATACTTCCTCCGAAGGTAGTTGATTGATACAGGCAGTTCATCGAATGATCCATTGTCTACTTCATGGAACATCCATATACCTGCCCAGCTTCCGTTAGTTTGTGGATTGAGGTAGGCTTCCTCGTGCATGTAGTAGATACCTGCAAACAATCCAGTAACATTACTGCCATCAGCTCTACGTGCATAGGCAATGTCTCTGTCCTGTATGTGACCCATTACACATGACATCATCTTCTTCTGAAGCATCATCTTCGCTGTGGTTACGGGTCTACCCATGACACCAGAAGTAAAGTAATGACAATACACAATGCCATCAACGGTAACAGGTTCAAGGAATCCATACACTTCCCATCCCATCTCTTCTAACTGTAAATCTTTGTAGCCGATTAGTCCAGCAAGTTTAGCATCAGACTCAATAGCACGTTGGATACGTTCCTCATGGTTACCTAGTGTAAAGACTAGCCGTGGGTTCCAACGCTTCTTCTTGTTGTCGATGATGCGCTGCTGCTCTGCTCGTATGGGTTCAAGGAACGCTTGCATCCCAGCAATACCTGCTTCGATGTCATCAGTGTAGCGTCTACCCTCAAACGATTTCTTACCTACATCATACACAGACAGACTAGGCATATCCCAATGGTCACCTAGATGAATGATAACATCAGGCTTCTTCTCAACTGCATACTGTCCTGCCCACTTGAGGTGCTCAACAGTACCGTTAGGTTTAACCTGAGTATCAGGTATGATCATGTGCTTAATCATTTACGTTTCCTCTCTTCTGCAGTCTTAGTCTTATGACAAGGTTTGCATAGGACTTGTAAGTTGTCTGCCTCACAGAACATATTAGCACAAAAGCTAGGGAGATCTTCGTAAGTCTTAAGGCTACCTGCTGGTATCTTATGATCTACGTTAACCTCGCTAGCTTTGAACCAGTCACTGCACTCAGCACATTGATATTCTTTCTTGTGCCTCTGCCCAGTAACCTTTCTTTCCGCTGCCTTAAGCACTTGGTACTTAACAGGGTAGCGGGAGAATGCTCCACGTAATGCAGTCCTTATGAACTGGAAGTATCTGGATTCTGTCCATGTATTTCCTGCTCTGCATTTGACTCCACGCTTGGGGGATTCCATATCTCTCCTTCCTTTCTGCGAAGGTAGAGGAGTCTGCCGTTCTCTAACGCACGTTCTTCGCCAAGGTGTTCAACACAAGCAAGCCACATATTTGACGGAACACTTCTTAAGTTAGAAAGTATTTTATGTGCCTTGACTTCGCCTATTCCCTTGACACCAACGATGTTATCAATCCTATCGCCAGTTAAGAATTGTTTGTAGAAGTTCAGCAGACCCTCTTCTTCGGTGATGTAATACATGTCATGCTTAACGAAATTGTAGTGCCATCCTTGCACTTGGTCAAAGTCTTTATCAAGCGAGACAATGATAGCGTCATCACCTAGTTCGGTAGCACGGATTGATATAGCATCATCTGCCTCCTGTCCTTCAGCTAGATTCGCATCCCACTCATCCATGAGGTACTGACGTAGCGTATGTATATGGACAGGCTTAGGCTTACCGACACGGTTACCTTTATACGGCACAGTGACAGCAATCTGATCACGGAAGTTACCCTTACCAGTAAGGAAGAGTTCCCACTCTGTGATAGTCAGATCAGTGATTAGCTCAATGAGAAAGTTGTTCATCGTATCGATGGCAACGCTTGCACTTTCCTTGTCACAAGCGAAGCCGATACGGTAGCACAACATATCTGCATCAATCAGTGCTACCTTACTCATTACAGTACTTCTACGTCTTCTTCAGATACTTCTGATTCATACGCAATCAAGTCTGTAACAATGAGTTTCTTTACAGCCATGCTAACACCAGTCTTGTTCTT